ATCCGCGTTGCAAGATGTACAAGTCTTAGATTTCACGCTTGGTTGCCTTTCCACCGATAGAGAAGCCTGAGAACTGACCCTTCTTAGCCGCCTCCCAAGTCTCATCACAGTGGACCTTAACGGCAATCATCCACCCCTCTCGGTCAGAACTGATTCCAAAGGAGTCCATAACCTCTTTTGTGAAAGGCATCGAGTGAACAATGGTTGTTGTTGGCTCACCTTTGTGCATAGTAAGGCCGTTACGAGCGCCAAGCATGAACTCGGTTGCAGCCTTTTCCATAACCTCAGGACTGATAACATCCCCTTGACGGTCAACTACAGGCTCCCCACCTTTAGTCACAACAGAGGCATATCCGTAGATAACCCTCTGCTCTTCGTCCATCTTGGTAATTTCGCCGCGAGATTCTACAGATTTTGTCATTTGTCCCACAGAGGTTCCTTTCTCCCACATGCGGCAAGACCAGTATCGGGCGCTAGTCTTATCTGTTGCTGTGTCACATGAGTGTCGAGACCGGAAGTTAGCCCTAGCCTTAGGGTCATCCCTACGGATTTCCATGTTAGGATCACCGAAGGTAACTTTCTTAGTCTTGTCGCCATCCTTGACATAAACTCCGAACTTCTTTGAGCTACCCTTAGGTAATCGGAAAGGTTTGTTCAGGGGTTTGTCAGCTTTATTGATTTCATCCTCTGTTGGGAGGGTATCTGGATCATACATTAGCCTTCCTCTTCTTCCTGATCTTCTGCCTCTACCTCAACAACCTCTTTAGTTGGGGCCATAGCAGCCTGACGTGCCAACTCAAGTGACGCATCATACTTCTCACGATCCAACTTAGGAAGTTCAGCATTATGAAGGAGGGCATCAACAATCTCAGGTTGGTCAGCCAAGTTAATGTCAGCACCGTTAAGATTACGAAGGTAAGAACCTAACTCTTTAAGATCATGAGGAGCAACGTCACCAGCAACCAACTTAGGCATCAGCTTAGGGTCTAGGTTGTTTAGTTCCCACAGAGGCTCAACAAGCTGCTTATTCATCGTGTCAACAAGCTGAGTAATGTAGCTCTCTAGGGCACGTAGGAATAGGTCAGTCTTACTCTTAGACAAAGCGTAGGAACCATTGGAACCACCACCAAGCATAAGGAACTCAGAGAGTACACTACGAGCAATGTCATGCTGGTAACGTCTAATGATTGGGTCAATGTCTATGTTGCGAGTGCCACTAGAGGACATAAGCTCTACATCTACCAGACGCTCACTCGTAGGGGCACCATCCTTATCGGGGTAGGTATCACTAGGGAGAATGATATAACCTTGATCATTGAACTTGACATCCCGTAGGATAGTCTGTAGTTCACTAAGGAAGGCAGCTTGATTGTCCGTAGCATCAGAGGAAAGGTACTCCGCAGGTACACGAGCAACTGGGATACCAGCTAGTTCCCGCTCAACACCTACAGCCTCGATCGACTGCATATTGTTAAGGTACTCGTAGCTAGTATAAGCATTACGGAGTATAGACCTACCTGAAGGGTCTCCGTTAATAGTAGTAGTTCTGTAGTAAAGGGACTTTCGACTAGGTATGTAGTGTTCACCTGTAGCAAACCCAGTATTCTGATAGATACCTAGAATATCCCCAGTCTTATGCTCTACATCGAACCTGTCAATAGTCCAAGGTGAACGACAAGCCAATTTGCGGATACCCATGCGACCATCATTGTACTTAGACTTCCTCTTAAGGTTACTGTCTGTACCTTGGCGTCTCTTGTATACAACCTCGAACCAAGAGAACCCGTAAGATAGAAAACTGAGGGCTTCAGCTACGTGATCATCAAGGGAATGTTCCATGTCATCTAAGACACTCTCAACAAACTCTTTTTCTTTCTTAGCGGCATCACTGTCATCAACAGGCTTGACGTTAATCTCAACATCTCGTAGCATCTGTTCTACAGCATACATAACAGCACCAATTGTACTATCGTTGTCACGCATTTCACGGTACTTTTTAACGGCAGCCCGACCCTTAAGCTCTCTCAGGAACTCATCAGCCCGGAAGTTACCATTGTGGACATTTTGGCCTGCCACACCTAGAATTTTCAGTGATTCTGTATTTGACAGGCTCTTAGTCATTAACTCAGTCCTTTATTGCTACTGTATACGAGCTTTAGTTGAGGTTTTTGGTATCCGTTAAGCATAAGTTCAGTTAATGCCCACACCATAGCATCAAGTCTATCTGGAGAACCTATAGAACCTAGTGGCTCCCAAGTTCTCATTTGAGTTTCTAGTTCATTAAGGTTAGCGTCACCGTCCTCAGGGTTCCTTACGTGATACACTAAACCACGCTCATACAAGGCCGCTACAGGCTCCGCACGTGCATACTTACCACGAGAGGCTCTAACCATCTTCAGAGGGGCGCTCTCGTCTTCTCCGTGGATCGTGTGCTTAACCATATCACCACCTTGGTTGACTTCAGCTACAATCCTATCAGCTTCATACGAGTGATAGAGTTCAATAGCCTTAGAAGCCCAACCCTGAGGGGATAGCTTATCAGTATAATCTCCGAGGATATATGCTTTGCCATTGACATCTATACCTGCTACAACAATACCAGTCATATCAGACTCAGCATTAGCCGTAACGGCGGGGTCAAGTGCTACTACAACACGTGTGAGGTCTGGAACCTTGTCTCTGTCTACCTGACAACCATCAATAGTGTCTGTAGTCCAGAGTGCGCCCTCATTCTCCTCTAGTACCTCAGCATAGAGTTCCTGACGACCTAACCTAGTTCCCTCGTACTGATCTTTAACAGCAGTAAGGTAGGTATCCGCTAGGTTAGCAGCGTTATCAAATGTAGAACCTGTAGTAATAACAGTTTTAGGGTGTTTTAATAGTTTTCTTACTAATTTAGTAGATTTTGGTGTAGTTGTGACACAAACCTTAGGATGTTTACCAAGTCTGAGACAGAACTGAAGCATATCCCATGTGTCTTCGTCTTTATTCCATGCAGCAAGCTCATCACACCAAGCCGCTGAGAATTGTGGACCCCTGAGACGTTCAGGCTCTTCCGCAGAGTAGAACTCGACCTTAGCCCCATTAGCCCAAGTCAGTGAGCGTTTAGTTGGGGACCATTCAGGGAATCCTAGCTCCTTACCTTTATAAGTCTTATCGTATTTAGAACAGAGAGCCAAGAACCCTGACTCACCTTTTACCATAACACGTTCAATATCTGAGTTAGTAGATGCTACACAAGCTATGCGCCTATGTCCTTCCTTAACCTTCTCTCGTACCCACTGAGCCCCAGTCCATGTCTTGCCAAAGCCCCGACCACAGTTAAGGAACCATACGTTATGATCTCCTTCAGGTTCAATCTGGTTAGGTCTAGCCCAGAACTTGTACTCTTTCTGTAGAGCCTCAATCTGTTTCTTAGACATCTTAGAGAGAGCGTCTTGAACTTCAGCGTCAGGCATCTCCCTTAATGATTGAGCTGTTAGCATTTAGGTTTACTCCTTGAAATAACCGTTCAAAAGTTCAGATTTACCTTCTTTGGTCAACCACCCGCCCCTAAGGTTACAACCGTACTCTATAAAACCCCTACCCTCTTCACGCCACATAGCAGCCCAAATAACCTTGTTAGGAGCGCCTGTTTCGGTTTGCAAGACTTCATCCACAGGGTATTTATCCTTGTGAGGTCTTGCGTATACACCCAAAACACACTCTGTAGATATGTCTGACCTTTTCCACTTTTTGGCAGCAATCATTTATCTAGCTCTATTACGTCTGAAACATTTTTAACGAACGCTTCAACGGCTTCTTCCGTGTAGGACTTGTCTTTGTCGTTCAAGGCCCCACCTAGAGTGACTACATCTGCTACAACAGCAACGGGGGCTTCTACTACAACCAGAGCAGATTTTAGAATAGATGTTAGCATATCGGGTTCCTTGTTAAGTTAAAAGTCTCGACCGTCTGCCCACCCTTAGCCTAAAGGTTCAGGTGATATTATCGAGTATACAGGTTTGCTACTAAACCCGCCGCCACAGCCCCAGTTATAAAGTGTAGCAAACACTAGGGTTAAAGCTCTATTGCGAAATAACTTACTTTCTTATTCCTCTTCAGTC